TAAAGCGCCGACCCATCGCAACCGACCCAAGCGCCAGTGCCGTCTGCACGTCGAATTGCGGCTGGCGCTTGATGCATGTCTTCGCCGAAAAGGTCACAGCGTCCCCCAGAACGCCTGGCACGCTCAGCAGGTGCTTGGGTATGGCGTCGTCCTCACCATCCTCCGGCTTTTTGCGGATGGCCTCCCAGACCGCCGCTCCGTGCCGTATGGCCTCGCGGTCCTCCTCGGTCGGGCCCGAGGGCAGAGAACTCAGCTGCAGCATGTCCGCCGCCGCCTTTACCGCCGCCGAGGCGTTGCCCATGTGCTGGTATTGGCAAAACACCTCAAAGGCATCGAAGCTGTGCGCTGGGTCAAACGGATCGCTCGCGTGGTGGCTGTAAGCGCGCCCTTCGTCAAACAGAATGACGCCCGGAATGCGGCTTGTGCTGTTCGGGCTAAGCCAGCGCGCCCCGTAACGGCGGTAACCAGCCTCCTCCAGGGCCGAGGTGATGGAAACGGCATCGTTGTATGCCCCGATGACACTTGCCCCCTCAGTGCCGATTTTTCGGCTCTTGGCAGCGGGCGGGCGAAACTCAGGCGTTCTGATCCACGGGCAAACGCTCATCATCTGCGGGCGAAACCGATCCCACTCGCGCCACATCATCAAAAGTTGATCGGGAATCTCGGGCGGGCTGTGCCAATCAGCGCCGGCCCATGTGTAAGGATTGCCCGTGTCCGGGTGAATAGAAGGCGGTAGCACGTCCTGCACCGAGCCCGCGCGCAGTTCAAATACCACCTCGGTCTTGCGCGGATCGCCATCCACCGGCCAGCTGATCTTGCGCGTGGTCAGCATTTCCCCGGCAGGCGCACGAAACAAAACTTTGCCACGATCCGGGCGCCCAACAATCCGCGGAGCCGACGCAAGGATTGCGTCAAGGTCGATGTTCATGGCCTCCATGATCATCCGCGTGTTGGCCATGTGGTCAATGTCCAGCGCAACCGTGCCGCTCAGGCTGTGCAGCACCCCGATGTTGTGGGTCGGGTGGTCAGCCCAATGCGATGGGCTGGTGGGCTGGGTCGACCAGCCGAATGTCGTGGGGGCCTTGCTGCCGGCCGGAATGGCAACAAGCGCCCATCCAGCATCCGCATAAGCCAAAGCCATGGCGTGCGTGTCACTCATGGCCTTCAACCTCCGCCAGCACATCCCGGAACGCACTCTCAAGGAACTTCCAGTCACCAAGCGTGCTCGTGGGCCCACCGTCAACGGTCAGGCTTGCGCGCCACTTCTGCTTGGCCGGAAGCCACTCAAGGGTGACCACGCACTTCTTGTCGTGATGGGGCGGAGCGTGTAAAAGCTTCTTCATCGAAGCGATCCTCTTCCAGGTTGGGTTTCGATCACGGGCCAGGCTGTTTGCGCAGCGCTGGCCCAAATTCATCCATAGGTCAAAGTTCGTGGCTGGGCAAGCGACAAAGGGTTTGAACTTAGTCGGGGCCGAAAATCTCGGACCCCGGATTTTGCAGGTTTAGTAAAATTTAATGGCTGACGATCAAACAAGGTCGACCGCAGAACCCCAGTGAAACAAGGGGTCTGAGGCCTCTATATATATAAAAGGATTTTTTTCTTTCTTTATATTATAGGGTAGTCAGCTACTTCCTACTCTCAGGGTGTGTAGAGGATCCCCGATTTTTATGATTAATGACCGCCCTTGACGCGCCCCACCAAGCGCAGGCATGTTGGGGCATGCGACCTCCCTCGCGGCACCTCAGCCCAGGCCCAAGCGCCTGGGCGCCCTTTTCCCCCGGATGAGAACCACACCCATGAACAGGTCCGAGATCCTCGATACTGCGAAGGCCTACATCACCGTCGATAGGGCGGCCGTACACGGCAACGCCGAGAATACCTTTGGCGAGATAGCGCAGGCGTGGAACTGGTGGCTGGGCGGCCGCCTCAGCGCGCCTGTGACGGCATACGATGTCGGGATGATGATGGCCCTGTTCAAGATGGCCAGAGCGAAGGGCAATCCAAGCCACATGGACTCGGTTGTGGACGTAATTGGATACGCCGCCTTGGCCGGCGAAATGGCGCCCTCGACTGGCTGACCGATTTCCTGTAAGGTGCAAACTCAATCCACCGGCAAGACGCGCCGAGATGAGAGGCTGACGTGAGTTTACAGTTCGAAGTTTGGAAGATCGATCGCTGCATCGATTACGCACATAACCCACGCAAAAACGATCATGCCGTGGATAAGGTTGCGGCAGCCATCCGTGAGTTCGGGTTCCGCGTGCCCATCGTCGCCAAATCCGACGGAACCGTTGTAGACGGGCACCTGCGCCTCAAGGCCGCCAAAAAGCTTGGCCTCGATGAAGTCCCCGTGATCCTCGCTGACGACATGAGCGAAGCCCAAATCAAGGCCTTTCGCTTAAGCGTCAACAAGGTGGCCGAGTTGGCCGAATGGGACATCGACCTGCTCAAGCTGGAAATCGTTGACCTCAAAGAAATGGATTTCGATCTGTTCCTGACCGGCTTTGATGACGACGAACTTGCAAACTTCCTCGCCGAGCCAACCGAGGGCCTGACCGACGACGACGCCGTGCCTGACGTGCCCGCCATCCCGGTGACGGTCGAGGGCGACGTTTGGCTGCTTGGGCGGCATCGGCTGATGTGCGGGGACAGCACTAGCATCGACCACCTCGAGAAACTCTGCGACGGCCAGCTTGTCGACATGTGGCTGACCGACCCGCCCTACAACGTGGCCTACGAGGGTGGCACAAAAGAAAAGCTGACGATCAAGAACGACAGCATGGGGAACGACGCGTTCCGCCAGTTTCTCCGCGACTCATATTCTGCCGCCGATGCGGTGATGAAGAAGGGCGCAGTGTTCTACATTTGGCACGCGGACTTGGAGGGGTACAATTTCCGGGGCGCCGCGTCTGACATTGGCTGGACCATCCGCCAGTGTTTGATTTGGAAGAAGTCCAGTCTCGTCATGGGCAGGCAAGATTATCACTGGATGCATGAGCCATGCCTTTACGGCTGGAAGGACGGGGCCGCGCATCTTTGGGCCACCGACCGCAAGCAAACAACCATCCTCGAGTTTGCTAAGCCAACGCGGAACGGGGAACACCCAACCATGAAGCCGGTGGAGTTGTTCGAATACCAAATGCTGAACAACACCAAGGGCAGTGATTTGATTCTAGACAGCTTTGCGGGATCAGGAACGACCGCCATCGCCGCAGAAAAGCACGGCCGCATGGCCCGCCTCATGGAACTCGACCCAAAATACTGCGACGTCATCGTCACCCGCTGGCAGGACTTCACCGGTCAGGCGGCAACGCTTGAATCCACGGGGCAGGCCTTCGGCGAACTGAAGGCCGAGCGGGTGGCAGCGTGAGCAACCCGCCCCATAAGCCAACAGACGAAACCCGCGCCGAGGTAAGGGCGCTTGCGTCCTTCGGCATGACGCAAGAGGACATCGGCACCTACATCGGTGTTTCCCACGTCACCTTGCGCAAGCATTACGAAACGGAACTGAACGTTTCGGCCATAAAGGCTAACGCCACAGTCGGGAAATATCTGTTCAGCCTCGCCAGCGGGCAGGCGATTGCCAAGGGCGCAACGCACGGCGATTGCAAGGCCGCAGCCATGTTCTGGATGAAAACCCGTGCGGGCTGGCGTGAAAAGAATGACCTAAACCTGACCAGCAACGATGGCCCGCTGACCATCCACTGGAAAAATGCCGACAATTGAAATCCCCTACGCGCCGCGCAAGCAGCTTCAGCCGTTCCACGATCGGAAGGAGCGGTTTGCCTGCATTGTGGCCCATCGCCGGTTCGGGAAGACCGTGGGCGCGATCAACGACCTGATCCGGGCCGCCATCACGACGCCCCGCGAGAACGTGCGCTGCGGATACATCGCGCCTTACTACAACCAGGCCAAGGCGATCAGTTGGGATTACATCAAGCAGTTCACGGCACCGATCCCCGGCATGTCCTACAACGAAAGCGAACTGCGGGCAGACTTCCCGAACGGGGCGCGCTTGCGGCTGTTCGGCGCTGACAACTACGATTCTATGCGCGGCCTGTATTTCGATGATGTTGTGCTGGACGAGCCCGCGGACTTCCCGGCGAACGCCTGGCCGACCGTGATCCGCCCCGCGCTGGCCGATCGGCAGGGTCGGGCGACGTTCATCGGCACGCCGAAAGGCAAGAACGAGTTCTGGGAAATCTACGACAAGGCAACGCGCGATGATAACTGGTTCACGCTCGTCTTGCCGGCATCCGAGACGCTTGTCATCCCGCAGATCGAACTCAACGACGCGCTGAAGACTATCGGCCCGGATCGGTATGACCAGGAGTTTGAGTGCAGCTTTGAGGCGGCCATCATCGGGGCCTACTACGGCAAGGAGATGAAAGAGATGACCGCCGCCGGCAGGATCAGGAACATCATCCCGGAGCCGCAGGTTGGCGTTGTGACGGCGTGGGATCTCGGGATGGACGACTCGACCTCGATCATCTTCGCCCAGTTCGTCAACAACGAAGTCCGCATCATTGACCATATCGAGGACAGCGGCCACGGGCTGGCCCACTACGCGCGCCTGCTGTCAGACAAGCCGTACACCTACCTGGCACACGTCCTGCCGCATGACGCCCGTGTGCGCGAACTTGGCAGCGGTTTGTCGCGTGTGGAGACGCTTGAGGGCCTCGGTCTGCGGAACATCACAATCGCCCCGAACATCCCGATTGAGGATGGCATTCAGGCTGTGCGCAACGGGCTGGCCCGCACGTTCATCGACAGCAAGCTGAACCGGTTCGCCGAGGCGTTAAGACAGTACCAGCGCGATTGGGACGAGCGTTCGAAAACGTGGCGATCCAGACCCAGACACGACCACAACTCGCACTCCGCAGACAGCGCGCGGTATCTGTTTGTCGGGTATCGGCCCGTTGAGGATGACTGGAAGGCGCCCCTCCGCAGGGGGCTCAAGGGTATCCTTTAGCGCCCACTTTGCGCTTGCGTAGTTTCGTGCTATAGATCGCGCAAACCTGCGGAGTTTACCCAATGAAAAAGCCAACCAAAGCCGCAGCCAAAGTCGCCAAGGTCATGGGCGAGTTTAAGAGCGGCACCCTTCACGGCGGCGGTGACCCGAAGGGGCCGAAGAAGGCGCCGGTCGTCACCAACCGCAAACAAGCCATCGCCATCGCTCTCAGCAAAGCAGGAAAGGCCAAGAAATGAAAAAGCCAGTGAAGTTCACGCCCTGCAAGGGCTGCCCGAATCCCACTAAGTGCAAGGCCATGGGCAAGTGCATGATGAAGGCCAAGAAGTGAAGGGCCTCTATGCAAACTTGAACGCCAAAAAGGAGCGCATCAAGGCGGGCTCCGGCGAGAAGATGCGCAAGCCCGGCGCGAAGGGTGCGCCCACGGCGGCAGCGTTCAAGGCATCAGCTAAGACGGCGAAGAAGAAATGAAAACCCCGGCTTGGACGCGCGCAGAGGGCAAGGCAAAGTCCGGCGGCCTGAACGCCAAAGGGCGCGCGTCCGCCAAGGCCGAGGGCATGAACCTGAAGGCTCCGGTCAAAGCCGGAGACAACCCGCGCCGTGCCTCGTTTCTGGCCCGTATGGGCAATATGCCGGGCCCCGAGCGCAAGGATGGCGAACCGACGCGGCTTCTGCTATCCTTGAACGCATGGGGCGCATCCAGCAAGGCCGACGCGAAAGCCAAGGCCAAGGCCATTTCGGCCCGCAATGAGGCGAAGAAGAAATGAAACCTGTCGGCTACATGCTGAACACATATGACGAGTACGGGCCGGAGAATATCGCTTTTTTCCCGCTCGATGCCGATATGTCTGCGGCATTGGCCGAATACGTCAAAGCCCAAAACCTCGCTGAGGTTCACTGGAGCGTGAGCCAAGATACCCTGCAGGAATGGCTGACCGACACGAGCCGGGGCTACAATAAAGCGCAAGACCTATGCCGTGGATGGGGTGGCGTGCAAATCACGGAGTTGGCAGCCAAATGACCATCACGAACTACGGCACGCTGAAGACGGCCATCGCGGACACTTTAAACCGAGACGACCTTACCTCGGTCATCCCGTCTTTCGTGTCGCTGGCTCAGGCGCAATTCAACCGCAAGATTCGGTCATTCCGCCAAATCACGCGGGGCAGCCTGACGATCGACGCGCAGTTCGAAGCCCTGCCGGCGGATTGGCTGGAAACGATCCGCATCACGATGGACGCCAGCCCGATCCGGGTGTTGACGCAGATCAGCATGGACGACCTGACGCGGTATCGCACAGCCATCGATAACACAACGGACGCGCCGGTTTACTTCGCCCACAACGGGACCGACATCGAGTTATTCCCGACGCCGAGCACGTCTTACACGGCCGAAATTACCTACTTCGCCAAGGTGACGGCGCTGTCGGCGGACGGTGATACAAACTGGCTGCTGACCAATCATCCTGATGTGTACCTGTACGGATCTTTGGTGCATACTGCGCCGTATCTGCGTGAAGATCCTCGGATCGCGGTATGGGCAGGCCTTTTGGCTCAAGCCATGAGCGAAATAGAGGATGAAAGCACTGCCGCTAGGTTTGGTTCCCCACTGCGGATGAGGATGCGCTGACTGCACGGGACATCCTTGACGGTCTAGGCGCAAGCTATTAAAGTTTTGGGGCGAGAGACGTTGCAACCGTCAATCTCGCCCCTGATCAACAAGCGAATGGAGGTTCGCCGTGACTACAAAAGAATTACCAACCGTTGACTATTTGCGCAAGCGCCTTTCCTACTGCGCCGAAACGGGGCAGATGTTCTGGCGAGATTGCGCAGACATGTCAAACCGCTGGCGGGCGCAGCACGCAGGCAAGGAAGCCTTCACTTCTGTTTGCTTGGGGTACCGCACTGGCAGCATTGACGATGCAACGTTCAAGGCCCACCGCATTGCATGGTCGATCCATTACGGAGAATGGCCGTCTGGGCCGATTGACCATAAAAATGGCGTTAGGACTGACAATCGGATTGAGAACCTGCGCGTAGCTACCCAACAAGAGAACATGCGAAACAGAGCGATGAACCGCAACAACACGAGCGGAACGTGCGGGGTCAGTTGGTGCAAAAGCCAAAAAAAGTGGAAAGTTCAAATCAAGGTAGGCGGCAAGATGATCCACCTTGGATATTTTCCAAACATTGACGACGCCAAGGCCGCCCGCGCAGCCGCCTCGGCCCGATATGGGTTCAGCGACAGACACGGAACGGCAATCTAGCGCGACAAACTTATGTGTGTTAGTCTGCCGAAAACGCACATTAGGGGCGAGATATGGCGGACACGGTTACAACGACGTATTCCCTGGTCAAGCCCGAGGTCGGCGCATCTGCGGACACTTGGGGCGGCAAGATCAACACGAACCTCGACAGTGTGGATGACCTGCTCGACGGCACGACCGCGATCAAGCCGAACCTTGACGTTGGGCTGTGGAAGGTCGGCGGGACTGCCGTCACCTCAACCGCTGCCGAGTTGAACATCCTCGACGGGGTGACAACCACGGCGGCCGAACTCAATATCCTCGACGGGGTGACAGCCACGGCGGCGGAGATCAACGCGATTGATGGCGTTACAGCGACAGGGACGGCGCTGATTCGTGCTGCGGATGCGGCAGCAGGGAGAACCGCCATTAATGCGGCAGTGTTTCCAGCAACAGGCTCTGGCGTAGGCCAGTGGCTGTCTATAACCAGCGGTGCGGCGAACGCCCCAATAAACCTGCCTTCCGGCGGCACTTGGGCTTATTTTGCTATGTCAGTCAATAATTCGACTGGCGGTGTAACCAGTTTTGCGGCTTCGGTCGCCGCAGGCGGGACACAAATTTTTGCCGCGATTGCTGGAGTCAATCATTTCGGCTTCGCGTGGAGGATCTCATGACCTTTGAAGCCTTGCCGGCCCTCTGCTACATCATGAAGTCGTAAGATCATGGCCGAAGAACCCCGATTCGACCGGGTGGAAAAGCATTTGGACAAACTCAGCGACAAGATCGACGAGTTGACCAAGGTCGTGACCACGATGGCCCGCATTGAAGAGCGCATGGTGACGCTGTTCAAGCGCATGGACACCTATGACACCAAGCAAACCGCGCTGGTGGCCCGAGTGGATGACATTGAAAACGGATCCACAAGGCACGCGGTTGTCTTCGGCCTGTTCGACAAGGTGTTTTGGCTGGTCATCGGTGCCGGCTTGGCTTTCATCGTTAAGATCTTCGGGGAATGACATGCGCCCGCTGAACGAAGAGTGGTTGAAAATACCTGGGTTCCCGAACTACTCGGTCAGTAGCCTTGGCAACATCAGAAGCGATGCGGCATCGTGCAAGCGCCCGGTTCCCGGTTTGCTTCTGAAACCGCGCGCTGGCGCAAAGGGCCACCTTTATGTCAACCTTTACAAAGACAAAAAAGCGACTTCGTTTTATGTTCATCGCGCTGTTTTAATCGCTTTTTCTGGTGACCCGTCAACTGAAAAGCCATGTGTCGGACACAGGGATGGGAACCCGTCAAACAACAGGCTTGATAACCTTCGGTGGGTTTCCCACGCAGAGAATAGCCAAGACAGCATCGTGCATGGCACTAGCGGGCGGCCAGGCGGAGAGCGGCACTTCAGGGCAAAGTTAAATGCAGATGTCATCTCCAACGCAAAAGAACTGGCAAGGCAGGGCGAGTCGATGAGGTCGATTGCAAAGACTTTTGGTGTGTCCCACTCAACTATCTCTGCTGCAATCAATGGCCGGAGTTATAAAAATGCGGCAATGGTCTGAGCGCAGTATCAACAACATTCAAGGTCTACACCCAGACCTGATCCTCGTCCTGAACCGGGCGCTGCATACCAGCCCGCACACGTTCGTCGTGACCGAAGGGCTGCGCACGCTTGAGCGCCAGAAGGAACTCGTGCGGATCGGGGCCAGCAAAACGTTGAAGAGCAGGCACCTGAAGCAGGCCGACGGTTACGGACACGCCTTCGACTTCTACGCCTTGGTAGACATCAACAGCGATGGTAAGGTGTCTTTCGAGGAAATGTCTAACACGCGCCTGATGATCCCCATCGCAGATGCTATCAAGGCCGCCGCCAAGGAAAAGAATGTAGCCATCACTTACGGCGGCGACTGGCGGAAATTCAAAGATTATCCTCACTTTGAACTGAGCCGGGCGGTTTACCCGGGCAACTGAAAGGATGGACGAAATGACAACTGATCAAGTAGGCGGCATTGTCCGCGCGCTGGTGGCCGCTGCAGGCGGGTACTTCGTCGGGCAGGGCCTTGTGGACTCCGAAACCATGCTGACCCTCGGCGGGGCCGTGACAACGCTCGTGGTGGCCGTCTGGTCGATCTATTCGAAGAAGAAAGCGTGATCGAATTGCTGGCCATCACGGTTATCCTGATCGTGGTGGTCGTCCTGTTCGCCGTTGCCACCGGCCGGAAATCCGGTGGCAACGCCAAGGAAACGCTTGAGGCCGTGCGCAACGCCGATGAGGTCAAAGATGAGGTCGAGGCCCTTCCTTCTGATACTTTGCGTGATCGGGCTCGGACCTGGGTGCGCAAGCCCAAGGGGTGACTTCTGCGACATCGCCGACCCAATATACTTTGGGCGTGATGATGTGGTAGACTGGCTTTCAGTAAATGATGAACCGCTCCTGCGCAGCATCGTCACCCACAACAGTCTGGTTGAAACATGCCCCTGATCCCCTTGCAACTCCCGCCCGGCGTATACCGCAACGGGACCGCCCTGCAGAGCGCGGGTCGCTGGCGTGACGCATCCCTAGTGCGCTGGACGGACGGCACCATGCAGCCCGTCGGCGGGTGGCTGACGCGCGTCACAGTGACGGACCAGCCGTTGCGTGGGGCCCTTGCCTGGCGCGATCTTGACGGCGATCGGTGGTTTGCCACGGGCAGCCACTTGGGGCTGTTTGTCGGATCCGCCGCCAACACCATCACCAATATCACGCCCGGGTCCTTCGTCGGCGGCACCAAGGATGCGGCGGTCAACCTTGGCTATGGTGGCGGGTTCTACGGCACGGGGGCATACGGCATTGCGCGGCCCGACACGGGTACCTACAGCCCCGTTTCGACGTGGTCGCTGGATACCTGGGGCGAATACCTTGTCGCCTGCAACCCCTACGACGGGCGCCTGCTGGAATGGCAATTGAACACGGCAAACGACGCGGTTGCCATTACCAATGCGCCCACGGGCTGCGATGGCCTGATGGTGACGGAGGAACGGTTCCTGTTCGCCTTCGGGCCGGGTGGCAACTTCCGCCGCGTGCAGTGGTCCGATCGGGAGGACAACACGACGTGGACCCCTCTGGTCACGAACGAGGCGGGCGACATCGAATTGCAGACGGCGGGGCAAATCATGCTCGGCATCCGCGCACGCGGGCAGGCCCTGATCTTGACCGATCAGGATGCACACACGGCGACATATCAGGGCCCGCCGTTCGTGTACGGCTTTGAGCAAGTGGGTTCTTCCTGCGGGGCTGTGTCACGCCTGTGCGCGGCCTCGGTGGATGCCGGCGTCTTCTGGATGGGTCCGGGCGATTTCCACGTCTACTCCGGCGGCGCCGTGAGTGAGGTGCCGTGCGAAGTGGCGGATTACGTATTCGAGGACATCAACCGCACGCAAATTTCCAAGGTCGCCGCCGTGGCCAACGCCAGATACAACGAAATCTGGTGGTTTTATCCGTCCGGCGGCAGCTTGGAAAACGATCGATATGTGACCTACAACTACAAGGAAGGCCATTGGAGCACGGGCAGCCTGGCCCGCACCAGCGGCGTGGACGTTGGCATATTCTCGACGCCGATCTGGATGACGCCCGCTGGCGTGGCGATAAACCACGAAATCGGCAACCAGACAGACGGATCCGAGGCCTTCGCCGAAAGCGGGCCGGTTCAGATCGCGACGGGCGACAACGTTATGAGCGCGCTGATGCTGATCCCAGACGAGAAGACGCAAGGCCAAGTCACAACAACATTCCGCACGCGCTTTCACCCGAACGACACCGAGCGGACATATGGGCCGTATTCGATGGCCAACCCAACCGACTTGCGGTTCACTGGCCGCCAAGTCTCGATGCGTGTCATTGGCGCACAGAACACGGACTGGCGCTGGGGCGTGCCGCGCATTGACGCCCGCCCGGGTGGCCTGCGGTGAAGATCGGTATTCCGCCAGTCGGGGAAGACTACGGCATCTGGGCAAATGCTCTGCGCCGTTGGCTGGCTCGGACGTGGGACAGCCTGACGTTCCGCGATGCGGAGGCTTCGGCCACACAGGACGGCATGATGCTATGGGACCCGTCGGGCGGCTATCCGGTTGTCTCGAAGGACGGCGTGTGGCGGCAGATCGTGCTGGCGGACGGGTACGCCATCATTGGGCAAGACGCGGACGTTACGGCGGCGGCGATAAACACGGCCTACAAGGTGCCGATGGATTTCGCCTCGGGCCAAGGCATCACGCTAACCGGATCGCCGTTGACGGACATCACGTTCGTTGAGGGCGGGCTGTATGAGTTGGCCTTTGCCGCGCAGATATCCAGTTCGTCGGCGTCTCAGGTTGATTTCCGGTTCTGGCCCAGGATCAACGGTTCAGACGTGGCCGGCAGTACGATTGTCGCCAGCTTGCACAATAACGGGGCGACCTTCGTTGTGTCCCGCACGGCGATCTTCACCGTGACGGCGGGCGCGGTGTTGAACATCATGTGGGCCGTGAGCAGCACCAGCGGAATACTGAAGGCGCACGCGGCCACGGCTTACGCTCCGGCGGCACCATCCATGACCCTGACCATTACGCGGGTGCAGGCATGACGGTAAGCCAGAAGCAAATACAGGACTGGATCGAGGCCGCGTTGGAATACAGCGGCGGCACGCACGTTTATCAGGACATCGTGGACGCGATCGGCGAGGGCCGCATGCAACTGTGGCTCGGAGAAAGGGGGTGTGCTGTAACTGAAATTGTGGTTTTCCCCCAAAAAAAGGTACTCCATGTCTTCTTGGGCTCAGGAGAAATGGACCAATTGTTCGACATGCTGGAAAGTGCTATAGTCTGGGCTAAGGAACGCGGCTGCACGGCAATGACACTTGCCGGTCGGCCTGGCTGGCAGAGAGCGATGAAGCCATTGGGCTTTGTGCCGACGCTGGTCACGATGGAAAAGGATATCTGATATGGCTGGTGGTGGTGGCAAGGGCGGCAGCACATCGACCGAGGTGAGCATCCCCGCATGGTTGGAGCAAGCAGCACAAAGCGGACTGGCGCGCGGTCAGCAGGCGGCTGGGATCGGCTATGTCCCGTATCGCGGGCCTGACGTTGCCGCCCTGACGCCGATGCAGGAAGCCGCCATGGCCAACACAAGCGCGGCCTCGTCGGCCTTCGGGCTGGGGGCGTCACCGATGCCAGGCGCTGGAATGCCTGCGGCTCAAACCTTCGCGGGCGGGGTTCGCGGCTATAGTTCGGCGCCGATCTACGATCAGGCGGTGAATGAATTGAGAATGCAGAATCCGGAGCAGTACGCCAAGCTGATGGCGCCGTTTAGTGGCGGAGGGCAGTTTGGCATTACCAGCATGCCGATGGGGGCGCCGCAGTCTTACGGTCAGCCCATGCGAGAGGGCGGGGCACAGGGTTCTGCGGCATCCCGCAATACCAAGTTTGACACCTACAGCACGCCCGCAGCGGCAGCAGCGCGGGCAAAAACCGCAGGCCCGCCTACGAGGCAGCAGGCGGGTTACAGCGGCGTGAAAGACATGTTTGACGGTGGCGGTCCCAGAGCGTCCAGCGCGAAGAAGGGGAAAAAATAATGGCAGGCGCAGCACGCCCACAGCAAGTCCAGCAGCCCATGGGCGCGGGCAATCAGAACGTCTACCAGCAAGCCGCTGGGCAGTATAATGCCGCCGTAGCCGGCCCGAACATCGGTCAGTTCATGAACCCCTATACGTCCGAAGTGATCGGGCGCACCGGCATGGACATGGCCCGGCAGGCTCAAATGGCGCAGAACACGCTAGGTGCCGAGGCAACGCGGGCCGGCGCCTTTGGCGGATCTCGGCAGGGTGTAGCCCAAGGCACGATGCTGGGCGACTACGGGCGCGCGTTCGGCGACATTGCGGCGCAGCAGCGCCAGCAGGGGTTCAATACGGCTCTGAGCGCGGCTCAAAACCAACAGGGCATCCAGTCTGGCTTGGCCGGGCAGGGCTTTGGCTTTGGCCAGCAGATCGGTTCAACGCAGGCGCAAGAGGGCCAGCGCATGCAAGCGATGAACCAAGCCTTGATCGATGCCGCCAAGGGCCAATTCGGTGGGTTTACCGGCGCGCCGCAGGATGCCCTTAGCACATACCTGGCTGCGTTGGGCGGGTCGCAAACTGGCCAGCAAACGCAGACGCAGACGCAGAAACCTGGGCTCATGCAGTACCTGTCGCTCGGGCTTGGATTGCTCTGATGGAACAGCAGATCGTCGCTGAATTGGTTGCAAGGGGGCTTTCCCTGCCTGTCGCGCAGGGCATCGTTGCAAACATGAAAGCGGAAAGCAATCTGCAGCCGGGCATTAATGAAATCGCGCCTGTCGTTCCGGGCTCTCGCGGTGGATACGGCCTGAACCAATGGACCGGTCCGCGCCGTGTTTCCTATGAGCAATTTGCGGCAGAGCGTGGAGCGCCGCTGAACGATTTGCAGACGCAGCTTGATTTCACCATGTATGAGTTGCAGGGACCGGAACGCGCAGCCTATACGGCGCTGCAAGGCGTGCAAGATCCGATCGAGGCGGCACGAATTTACTCTGAGCAATTCCTGCGGCCCGGTGTTCCGAACATGAACAAGCGGCTGGGATATGCGGCTGATATCGCGGGCATGCCAATGCCTGACATGTCGCTGGCCATGGGGCAGCCCGCGCCCATGATGGGGCAGATGCAGCCCACCGATCCCTTCGAGGGCATGGGCTTGCTGTCGCGCTTTGCGGCCAGCCAAGGCATCGCGCAGGAAGCTGGCGGGGCACCGCTGGCGAACCTTCTTAACATCATCACGCAAAAGAAAGACCCCCGGCTTGCCGATCTGGCAAAGCAGCGCGGCGGGTTTTTGGGTCTATTGGGGGCGTAAATGGCGATTAATATGGAGGAACTCCTGCGAGCCTTCGGACGGCCCAACGTGGTCGAGGTTGGCCAGGTTCCGCAGCCGCCAGCAATGCTGCCACAGCCCGTCAGAACGCCCGTAGCGGCCCAAGCACCCATGCAGGCACCGCAAGCAGCCCAGCGGCCCCGTGGCCTTCTGGGTGGCTTCTTTGGGCCCGAGGGACGCGATGCCAGATCACGCCTCGCCATAGGGCTTGAGGGTTTGGCAATGAACCCCAACCAAGCGCTGATCGGGCAATTGCAGCAGGGCATTGAAAGCCGCGCAACGGCGGCGCAAACGAACGCGACGATTGAATGGCTGCGGTCGCGCGGGCATGATGATCTGGCCGCCGCTTTGGAAGCCGGTGCATCGCCGCAAGACGTGCTGGGCGAATCCATGCGCCGGATGCAGCCCGCGGATCCGTTGGCGGCGATCAACTTGCAAAAGGCGCAGTTGGAGTTGCAGAAGATGCAAGGCGCGCAAGGCGCGCAGCCCACGCTGACCGGCGACCAATTGAGCGCGCTGAACACCATCCGCGACGACGTGCGGGCCGAATTGGCCCCGTTTGATATCGTTAAACAGGGCTACAACAACATCACCACGTTTTACTCAAACCCGAGCGGGACGAGCGACTACGCGCTGGCAGTGGCGTTTGCCAAAATCCTTGACCCTGGATCTGTCGCCCGCGAAGGCGAAGTTTCTGCGGTGCAGAACGCGGGCGCGCGCATTCCGGCACTTGGCCAAGCGATGCGGAATGCCATCACCGGCGAAGGCGCGTTGACGCCAGAGGTTCGGCAGCAGATCGCCGAACTTGCCACGCAGATTTACTCTGAGCGGGCGGCATCGGCGCAGACGACTCTGCAAAGCTATGGGGAACTTGCCCGCCAAGCCGGGGTGCCAACCGAGTTTATTTACTCCGGGGAAATCCCAACTGCGCAAGCGGTTATCCCGGCCGTTGTTCCGCAGTCCGCCGCTGCGGTTGGCGTGACGCAACAGGACTGGGATTTGATGACGCAAGATGAGCGCAAAGCATTCATGGGGGCGCCGTAATGGCCGATATGACCGAAGCCCAACGCAAGGCTCTGGCCGCAGCACGCGCCCGCGCCACTGAGCAACAAGCGAAAGTTGAGGCGGCCCCGCGCGAAAGAATGCGTATGCTGGCGCAAGGGACAACGCTTGGCGGGGCGGACGAGGCAGAAGCGGCGGCCATCTCCGCCGCGACGGGCCGACCCTATGAGGACGTGCTGAATGAACTTCGCGGCCGCTTGAAAGCATATCAGGAAGCACGCCCGATTGAGTCGCTTTTGTATGAGGCTGGCGGCGCGGTGATCCCTGCCGTCGGTGCGGCATTGATGGCGCCGTTCACCGGCGGGGCGTCCACTGCTGCCGTTGCCCCCACGCTTGGGCGTCTGGCCGGTATGGCTGCGCTGGAAGGTGGCGCGTATGCGTTCGGGACTGGCGAGGGCGGCTTCGCAGAACGTGCATCCCGCGTGCCTGGTGGTGCCGCTACGGGGGCGATCGGCGGCGCGGTTCTCGGCGGGGCAACCCGTGCGGCCGGCGGCGCGATCAATGCGCTGACCGACGCGGCGCGGCGTATCGTTGGCGGGCGCGGGTCCAGCATCGTGGAAAACGAAATTCAGCGCCTTGCCCAGCAAACCGGCAAAACGGCTGACGAAATCGCTGGTGACATTCTGAACGGGCGCATTCTTGCGGAGAATGAAACCATTAAAGCCGCCGTGCGCGCCTATCGAGCCGGTGGCGGCGAGGCGTCAACCGTCATTTCCCAGGCCATGATCCCGCGCCCAGCGGCTACGCGCACGCAAGCAATGGATGAAATGCGGAAGTATCTTTCCGACATTGGGCAGCCCAGTGCAATTCAGGGCCAGCGCCGCGGAGAAGAAGCGGCAAAAGTGGCAGAGCGTGCGGCATACGCCCCATTTAAAACTGTTGATGCGCCCGAGGACGTATCGCGTGAGGTCCTTTCCGCGCTGGAAGTGGTGCCCGAGGCCATCACCGAGGTAAACAAGATGTTTCGCGGCTTGGTCGCGGTCACGCCGCCGGCCAGCGGAGTGGGCCCGGCCAACGTCACGTTCACCCGGCCTATCACACTTGACGAGGCCGAGCGCGTGCGGCGCGCTGTCAGTAATGCTGCGTCATCCGAATATCGCGGCGGCTTTGGCGGGGCTGGTGAAGCATTCTCAGAAGTTGAGCAGCGGTTGCGCGGCCTTCTGGATGTGGCGTCTCCTGAACTTGGCGCAGCCCGCGCTACGGCGGCAGGCGTTCGTGCGCAGCGTGATGCCTTTGAGGCAGGCCAAACAGCCCTTGCTGGAGACGTAAACGAGACGCTGTTCAACTTTTCCAAGATTACAGACCCAGAAAAGATTGATGCGTATCGTGCCGGCCTTATGGCGGCGCTGGAAGCCCGCGCGGCAACTGGGTCACGCCAAAGCATGATCAGAAATCTCACCAACGAGGAAACGAAAGAAGGCAAAATCCTGCGTGCTGTAATGCCCCAGGACGCGCTGGAGGACGTTCTGCGCCGCCTTGAAACGGCACGCGCATCGCAGGTGACGACCGATTACGTTTTGGGCGGCAGCCCAACGGCAGACACAATGATGGAAGCAGCGCGGCGCGGAAGCGGCCTTTCTTTCAGCGACGTAACCGGCGTCCTGTCCGGAAGCCCGGACGCGATGATCAATGTCGCGTCAAACCTTGCAGCGCGCTTCACTCGCGATCTTACCGATGCGGAGCGCGCCCGCGTGGCTCGCATCTTGGTTTCGGAAGATCCTGACCTTGTGCGCCGCGCGATCACCGACGAGGGCGCGATGGCTGCGCTGCAGCAGCGTGTCCAGCAATTGACCGCCGGGGCTACACGGGGGGCGGGTCGGGCTGGTGCAGTGACTGGCGCCGAGCCAGGTGCTACACTGTCGCAGCAGACAACTCGCGGCCTTCTGGCGCAATGAGGTAAAGATGAAACCGAAAAAGCTAACCCGCGACCAGATCCAGAACACGATCAAGAATGCCATCATGGAGGCGGTCAGCTTCGTCGAGGCCGAGATCGCGCCTGATCGCATCCGGGCCCAGAAATACTTTGACGGCCAGGTTGATTTGCCATCGGAAGACGGCCGATCGGCTGTTGTCGCCACGAAATGCCGGGACACCATTCGCGCGGTCAAGCCGTCGTTGATGCGGGTTTTCTTGCAGTCCGGTCGCCCGGTGGAGTTCATCCCGCGCAAGCCGCAGGCCGTGCAGGAAGCCGAGCAGAAGACAAACTACGCGGCCTATGTTTTTGAGCGCAACAACGGCTTTCAGATTTTGTCTGATGCCATCGACGATGCGCTGAAGAAGAAGGTTGGCATCTGGAAGGTTTACGTTGACGAGCCCGCCAGCATCGAAATCGATGAATACAGCGACCTGACCGAAGATCAGGTTCAATTGATCCGCATGGATTCCGAGATTGAAATCTTGGAAGAGGAAGTCACGCAGGAAGCCATCATCGACGAAATGGGCCTGACCATCATGCCCGCGATGTATGACCTGAAGATCGCCAAGGAAACCCGCAGCAAGGAAATCCGCATTGACGCGGTGGCTCCGGAAGACTTCTTTGTGGACCGGAACGCATCCGGCATTCAGGACGCCTACGTCTGCGGCCACAGCGCTGAGGCGCGCGTGGGCGATGTGGTGGCCATGGGCTTTGACTTTGAAGAAGTCTACGACATGGCCGGCACGACCGACGGCAGCGTTGACGAGGAAGAAGAACTTCAGCGCAAGGGGTGGGATGCCAGCGACACGGACGAAGACGCCAACGACCCGTCCATGCGCAAGATCACACTGACCGAAGCCTATATGAAGATGGACATTGAGGGCACGGGCATCCCCCGCCTTTACAAGTTCCTGTGCGGCGGCGGCAGCTATGAGATGCTTGACTACGAACTCTGCGACGAAATGCCGTTCGCCATTTTCGAAGTGGATCCCGAAGCGCACGCCTTCTTCGGCCGTTCGCTGGTGGAAATCATCATGGACGACCAGGACGCCGCCACAGCCCTGCTGCGTGGCCTGCTGGATAACATGTCCCTGATCAACAACCCGAGGATGGTCGTCAATTCTAAGCTCGTGAACATGGACGACGTGTTGAACAACGAGATCGGCGCGGTCATCCGCACGAGCGATGTCAGCGCCCTGCGCGAAATCACGATCGGCGGGATGGCGACCGGGCTGCTTCCGGCCATCACATACTATGACGAGGCCATCAGAGCGTCT